GGGGCCTTTCGACGGGGGTTTTTGCGCGGCTGCGCGGGCGGCAGCAGCGGCCTGCTGTCGGGATTTGGCGATGTCGATGCCCATGCGGACACCTTCACGTTGTTGGTCGGCCTCAAGCTTGGCCTTGTGCTGCTCGGACTGGGCCGTCGTGCGCATGGCTTCGAGCTGCGTGCGGCTCTCCAGCTCCCGCTCCTTGAGCTCAAGCTGGTCGGACTTGAACGTAGCGTCGGCGGCAAGCCGGGCCCCTTCGAGCTGTGCACGGCGCTCGGCCTCCTGCATCTTGAGCTGGAGCTCCTGCTGGGCGATCTGGGCCTTGAGCTGGACCTCCTGCATCTTGGCCTGAGCTTCCTGCTGCTTGATCTGGAGCTCCTGCATCTGCATCTGCACCAGCGGGTCCTGCATCTGCTGCTGGGCCGCTTGCTGCTGGGCCATCGCTTGGTTGCGCATCATGGTCTGCTGCGCAGCCTGCGCCATCATGGCCGACAGACCCTGCTCCACCTCGGGCGGGAGCTTCTGCTCCTCGGGCGGCAGGACCAGCCCCATCTGCTGCTCGATCTGGGCGCGGTAGGCAAAGCCTGCGTGCTCGGCAACGTGGGCCATGAGCGCTGCCTGAATCTTCTGTGCAGCCGGGTTCTGGCCGATGGCCTGCGCAATCATCGGGTCCTGCAACAGCGCCATGTGCACCTGCATGTGGGCCTGATGGTCTTGGTACAGGAAGGCCTTGACGGGCTCTTCCTTGAGGATGCGCTGGTTCTCCGTCACCGGGTCCTGCGGCTTCATGTCCTCGGGCAGCGGCACCAGCTTGTCGGCGTTCTTGATGCCCAGCACCTCCAGCATGCCACGGTGCAACTGCGGCAGGTCGTAGATGTCAGGTGCCATCTGGGCCATCTGGATGACGGCTTGGTACTGCACCACGCGCTGGCTCAGCGTGGCCGCGTTGGGGTCCGAGACCGGGATCACGTCCACATGGTCGTAGTCCGACTTCTTGACCCGGGGGCCCTCGTCACCGTCGGGCTCGTACGCGTAATCCTCGTCGGTGTAGTCCCGGATGATGTCCTTGAGCAGCCCCAGCTCCTGCTTGAGCGCGTAGTGCACCCGGGCCTGCACAGCCGTCATCACCTTGAGCTGGCGCTCCAGCAGGGCCAGCGTGGAGCCGACGGGCGAGTTGGCCGACATGTCCGAGACCTGAATGTCTGCGGTGGCGGCGAACCTGCGGCCCTCGTCAATGATCTTGTCCATCAGCCCGGCCAGCACAGCCGAGGGCTCCTTGTACGGCAGCGGCAAAATGTTCTGCTGGATGGTGCCCGAGCCCACGTCCACATCGCGCCACTCGCCCGGGGCGATCGGCGTGTCGTCGCCCTTGATCCGCAGACCACGGGACTTCAGGCCACCGGGCAGGTTCGACAGCGTGCCCGCGTCGACGAGCTGGCGCAAGATTGCCGTCGAGGCCTTGGCGTACCCACCGATCAGGTGGAACAGCCCGAACCCGTACGCGCCAAAGCCCGGAATGTACTGATAATGTACAAAGTGTTGACGCTTGAGTTTAAGCCGATCGTCTTCATTCCAGTTGCGGCGGATGGCCAGCACGGTCTGACTGCCCCGGATGAGCGTGACCACGTACGGCAGCGCGATGCCGGTGGCGCGACCGTCGTCCTCATCCTCGTAGCCCGAGAGGTCGAGGTCCACATGGCACTCGTACAGGGTGTAGCGGTCGTCGTTGATGTCCGAGAAGCCGGTCTCTTTGTCCTTGGCCTTCTGGATGTCGTCGGTCTGGCGGGTGGGGTCTGGCAGGTCCACGTCGCGGTAGAAGCCCGCTTCTTGCAGCTTGATGATCTCGTTCTTGGTCTTGCGCATGACGTGGGTCAGGCGGTAGCAAGCGTCGAGGTCAGAGGTGCCGTAGGGCAGGATGATGTCTTCTGCCGGGATGAAGATGCTCACCTGACGGCCAAGGCTGGGGTCGTAGTAGACCTTCTTGAAGGCAGAGCCGGTGGCCGGGAGCGACCACAGCATGCGCTCGTGCTCGGGGCGGAACTCCTTCATCACCTCGGTGAGCTGGTAGTTCATGTCCTCCTCGACCCGGACAGCGGCCTCTTCCTTCTTGGGTGTTTGCTTGCCAACAATTTTTGTTTTGACCGGGCCAGCAGCGGGGAAGGTCTCGGTGATGGTCTCGCTCTGGAAGCGCACCACCGCCTCGGTAATCATCGGGTGGAACACGCCACACGCGCCGTCCCACGGCTCGGTGCGTTCCTCGTACTGGAGGCCCAAGAGCTTGAGGCCGTCGGTGTAGGTCTTCTCCCACTCCTTGCGCGAGTTCTTGTCTTGGTCGATCGCCGACTCCAGCTCGCTGGCCATGCCCGCCATCTTGCCCTCGTCCATGGTCTCGGCGAGGTTGGCGCTGAAGTCCTCCTCGGCGTCCGGGCGGATGCTGATCTCCGTGTCCCCGATGCCGATGTTCACCTCCTCGGGGTCGATGATCTCAATCTCGATCGGCTCGGCCTCTTCAGCCAGCCCGGCCAAGCCACTGGGTGCTTGGTACATGCTCTTGTCGATGTTCGTCGCCATGCTTGGTCCTTAATAGTACGCCGCCCGGCGAGGGCGGTAGAAGGGTTCGTCTTTCTCGTCTGAGTCCAGAGCAATGAACCCCCCTTGGCGAAAGCGCAGCAGAGCCTGAGTGGTCGTGTCGACGTAGTCGTCGTTGTCGCCGTTCGGGAATGCCGCCACTTCCTCGATCACTTCACGCGCCCAGCGCGTGTCCGGTGCCCAGACTTTACCGGAGACGAACAGGTCGGCCACGGCATTCAGGCGCACCATTTTGTCATTTCCCCGGCTGGGTGTAAATTCAGCGACGGGGATGCCCATCTGCCGCAGCTCTTGGATGAGCGGCGCGCCAGCGGCCTTTTTCTCCACCACAAACGCGTCGGGCTCCCAGTCCTTGTAGTGCTTGAGCGCTGTGGCCTTGAGGTCGGGGAACGTCATGCGGTCCTTGAACGCGTCGAGCAGGATGATCTGCGCCTGATCCTTCTCCTCCTCGTTGTAGAACACGCCCCACGTCGTACAAGCCGAGTAGTCGGCGCTGTTCTTGGCCTCGTACGCCGTGTCCCAGCTCTGGATCACGAACTCGCAGGGCGGCGGGTTCTCGCCCTCCCAAATCCGCCAGTGCTTGCGCGCCACCAGAGCGCTGGACTCAGCCGTGGGCTGCTGCATGTACTGCGCGTTCCAATACCGGGGGTCCAGCGCTGCCTTGGTGGCCTTGAGCTGCTCAAGCGGCCACTGCTCTGGCCACAGGCTCTTCTCGTTATCGGTGCCCTCGTGCAGGATGGCTGGCAGCTCGACGATCTCCCACGGGATCGAGTCCGGGTTCTTGGTCTGGTAGTCGATCAGGCGTCCGGTGAGGTCAAGCTTACCCCAGCGGGTCATGATAATGATGATGGCACCCCCGGGCATCAGACGCTGCAAAGGGCCAGTCTGGAACCAGCTCCACGCAGTGTCGAAAGCAAGGCGCGAATTGGTCTTCACGTCCTGCTCCGAGTGCGGATCGTCTACTACAAAGAGGTCGGCACCACGACCAGCAAGAGCACCGCCCACACCAGCAGCGTAGTACTGACCACCTGCACTCGTGGACCACTTGCCAGCGGCTTTTTGGTCGTCAGCGACCACAGTGTTCGGGAAAATCTCATGGTATTCCTCGGTGTCGAGCAAGTTTCGGATGCGCCGACCGAAGTCCTCCGACAGGCCCGCAGTGTGCGTGGCCATGATGATCTTCTTGTTGGGGTATTTGCCCAAAAAATAGGACGGAAACAGGTACGAACTGAACTCGGACTTGCCCATACGGGGCGCGATGTTGATGATGACGCGCTTTTTGCGTCCCTCGATCACGTCCGTGAAGATTTTGGCCAGTTTTCGGTGGTGCGGACCGATTTTGAACCCTGGATAGACCGCTGTGGCGAAGCCCAGCATGTTGTCCTGCGCTGCGGCAAGGCGTGTGCGCCTCTCGCGCTCCTCCAAATCGGCCAAAAGCTCGGCTTTTTCGGCGGGGGTCATGTGCGGAAGCGCTTTTTGCAGCGCTTCGAGCTCAAGCTTGGTCAGGGCTGTCAGTTTCGGCACTCTTTTTGACCTCGCTGGAGACATCAATCACGTCGATCACGCCCATGAACTTGCTGAGCTTGTCTTTTATGCGCTGATCGAGCTCAGCGTCGGAGGCCGGGGCCTGCTTGACTTCGATTTTTTCGGTGAACAGGCCAACTTCCGTGACTTTGCCCAGCAGCGCAAGCGCTTTGAGGCGCACACTTGGGTTCGGGTTGGTGGTCTCTTCGACGATTTTGGCCACGGTGTACCCACGAAGCTCCTTGGCCTGCTCGACAAACTCCCAATCGTAGGCCGTCAGCATGCCGGTGAGGTGGCGCACAGCCTCTGGGGTCTTGATCTGCACGAGCGCAGCCTTCTGCTCCAGCGTGTCGGCCTTGGTGGTCAGCGCGGAGAACGCTTTCCGAGCGCTGCTGCGCTCGATTTCTTCCAGCACTTCTTCGTCTGGGGGTGCGCCAATCTCTTCCAGCCAGCTCGCCGTCTTGGTCTGCGCGGCCAAAAGCTCGGACGGCTCGGCTTTGTCGAGCGTCTTCATGGGTCCGGGCGGTGAAGTCTCCGGATCGAAATGCACCAGATGATTAAACATACGCGAAGGCCTTGTAACCTCGATGGCCGGACTGTACACTACTCCTTGCCAACTGCGCAAGCAGGCGGCTCTCTGTTGAATTTTGGCCCGCCTTGTGCGGGCCTTTTTTATTTGTAGTGTGTTTGACAGAGAAAATTCGTAATTTTTATAAAATAATGGGTTACAGTAGATTTGTGTAAGTGGTGAGTGAGTTTGGTATAGACGTAACGAAAGTTTGGCAAAGGTTTTACAAAGTGGTGAGT